GAGGAACACCAATCTTTAATGAACAACTTTCAATCTTCTCTCAAGGAAATAATCTATCAAGAGATAATTCAAAGGTAGTTGTAAGACGCAAAACGATTTGATAAAAATTTCAATTTAAAATGATAATTTTATTAAAAAATAAAATGATAAAAATAAAATTTCTATCCAAAACAAAAAAGGAGTTTGAATACTCCTTTTAATTTTTATTATTTATTCTCTTTATCTTGCTCATCTTGCTGTTTTAACTGCTTAAAGAATTTCTTTATAAATAAAGGAAAGGGGAAATTCATCTCTCCTAAATTTTCAATTATACTAATTCCTTCATTTCCTATGACTGAAAATATTATTAATTCCTTAAAAGATAGGGGAATATTAAATAAACTAATTGGAACATTTATAGGAGTTCCTTCTATTAATTTATCCAGCGAAGCACCTATTATAACAGCTAAAATACAAGATGCTTTTTTTATAATACCTCTAAAAGCTTTTTTAGATGATATTTCTTTCTTATAGATACTTTTTAAATATCCACTTATATAATCAACTATTATAAATGTCATCATTATTTCTAATGATTTACTCCACCCTCCTAATAAATATAATATAAAACCAATTGTACTTCTTATAAACCAATGCTCAAATAATCCATTCATCTTCCCCATTTTAATCTCCTAAAGTTTTCCTAATTTTTTCTCCCATTCACTATAATAGTGCTTTGCTTCTTCTGTTTTGTCAATTATAGCTTGATTTCTATAACCTTCATTCCTTAATTTCTTCTCCCAAAAAACTTCTCCAAACATTCTTACAGCCTTATACATCATATTTCTAACTCTCCAAGACACTCCATTTTCTTTTAAAATAAATAGAAATATTTTATCAGCTAGTTCTCTATTTATACCTGTATCATTGAACTTAGAATATAAATAGTCATGTACCACTGCAGCCTCTGTATTTTTTCCATATCTCTCAAAAAATGGTCTTAATATAAGTGGAATACTAGCACCATCTGTCCTGAATCCCTTTGGAATAGTTATTGGAAAATTCTTTATATATCTAGTGTAGTTTTCATCAACTACACTAAATACATTATTTACTTTTTTTAATTTTATGTTATTCTTCATCATTTTCAGCTTCTTCAATGTCTATTTTTCTACCTGTACCAAAGACATCAGAAAATTTTTGTAAAGCTTTTTCTATTGCTTTTTCTATTTTTTTCCTACTGAAAAATTTTCTTAATAAGATTCTAACTGGATATGGTAATTTGTCAGTTCTATATTCAACAAACTTTAATGCGGCATTAAGTTTCTTCTTATTGTCTCCATGTTTAAAACTTTCTTCTGAAGCAATAACTGCAGCATCAAATAAGTTTACATATTGCTTTCTATTATAAACAATATATCCTAAAATTACCCCTGCTAATGCTATCCATAGCCATTGTTCTTGACTAAATCCTTTTAAATATGCAATTACTTGATTAACCATTTTCTAATCCTCCTATTTTTTATAAACTACCTTATAAGGTATTTTTCCTGCTCCCCTAATTTGGAAATGTACAGCATCTACTTTTTTCCATTCTCCACCCCATTCAATATTATATTTATCTATTAACCCATGTTTCTTTGCAGTTTCATAGATAGCTTTATAATAATGAAAGTCTTGTGGCCCTGCTTTATAAACTGTTTTTTCCACTTCCTTTTCCACTTTTTTACCATTTTCTTCCACAATTTTTTTAGTCTTTTCTTTGACTAATACACCAATGTCAACGGCATAACCATATCCATCAATTTTTTCTTGATGATTTGATTGAACTTTATATCCATCACAATTTGTTCGCCATGTTCCTGGAATAGTTCTACCATATTGATATAGCTTATTTTGCTCCTCTGCTGTTCTCATTCCACAAGTTATTTTGAAATCATGAGGACTTAATCCTATTAATTCTTCCATAAATCTCACTAGATCAGGATGAACCCTTACCATCATATTTTTACTTGTTTGTGATAAACTAAACATTTACATCACCCCTTTTATTTCCATTCGATAGATTCCAATTCTTCTAAAGATTTAGCGTTCATTGTTTTTGTTGCTATTGCTGTGTACTCCTCTTGTGCAGCTGTTCCTCTTAGTATCCATAATAGATAAATATGATTAATTTCTCCAAAGGTAAATGAATCCACTGAATTATCTTTTAATCTCCAGTTAATTTTTAAATTTTGAATTACTTCTGATAATGTTGTCTTATCTTTTATAATTGCTTTTATCTTTTCTTCAAAACCTGCTGGAACTTCAACTTTTAGAAACTTGACAGCTTCTATTATTGCTTTTGGATCATTGCTTGTTGTTGCTATATCTATTGCTGATTTTACTCTTAAGAAGTTGATTTCATCAGCTTCACCCATTTGAAAGATTTTTCCATTGTAATCAAAATCAGCGTAAATTTTATCTACTAAAACTTGTCTAAATTTTCTTCTTGTAATATGTTTTAAACCTTCCAGGTCTAAATCCCATTTATTAGTCTCTTTATTCCAAAAATGGTATTTACTCGGCTGAGGGGCTTTAACAAGTTTTTTATTTTTTATAAATTCACCAGGTTCTAGTTGAGTTTCTATCCCTTGTTCTATTCTTTCTTCTCTTGTCATTTCCATTAGTTCATTATTCTTGAGTGTTGGATATTGAAAATTCTTATCTGTTATGAACATATCATCAGTATATTCAGGAAAATAATTAAGTGGATTATTTTTAACATCTTCTAAACTGTTGGAATATACTGAATATTTTAATTCTATGCCTTTATAAAAGTTTATTACATTGCTCATTTATTGCTCCTTTCTAAAATATTCCTAGCTTTTTACGAAGCTGAATAATATTATTTCTTACTTCCATAGGATTAGTTTTTTGTAAATAGTGTTTACTAGTTACATTGCTACTTGTGTGATTTGCATAACTACTAGCAACTCCTAGCCCTGCCAGATTGTTTATTAAATTTATTGAAGTCTTTCTAAGACTATGCGGATATAGATCTTGAATATCTAAGATTAAACCCATTTTTTTAACTCTGTTTCTTATTGTCCCTTGACTCATTTTCTTGTAAATACTTCCGTATTTTGTTATAAAAATCCATTCACTATCTATGCCATTATCTTCTCTAAATTTTATCCATTCCTTTAAAAGAATTTTACATTTTTCAAAGAAAAATGCACTCACTATATGACCTTCTTTTTCTTTTACTCCTTCAAAATATCCCTCTTCTAGCCTTAATTGCTCCAATTTTAAATTTTGAATTGCTGTAATTCTACAGGCACTATCTAAAAATAATTCCCATAAAATTCTATCTTGAATATCATACTTTTTACTTTGAAATTTCATAAAAAGCCTAACTGTCAATATTTGTTCAGTATTTAAAAAATAATTTTTTCTAATTTTATCTTTTTCACTAAATTTTAATCTATCTAGTTTTTTATCAAATGGATGAAATTTACATTTATTTCTTCTAACACACCATAAGAAAAAACTACTAATTGATGTTGTTTTATTCATCAATGTTCGTTTGCTATTTCCTATACTCCTACAATGGTTTCTATACTCTTCAATAATTTGTGGCATTTCTATAAGTATATCTTTACTTAATAAATACCTATTTTTATAATTTTCTTCAAACCATATAAGAAACAACTTAAAATTATTTATATAAGTAAAATAAGTTGTTCCCCATGTCTCATAGTTGCTACTTTTGCAACTATTTAAATATTGAGTATAAATCTCCACATTTTCTTTTTTTAAATTTTCCCAACCTTTTAATTCCATACTTTGTACCTCCTCGAATTTGTTAGGTACATTTTATATAAAAGTGAATAGATTGGAAAATCTAAACAGAAATTGGAAAATACTATGGCAAGGAATTTCACATGAAGTCCAATTTTATACTACTAACATTGGTGTAAATATAAACTTTGATAATATTTTTTCTCTAACAATTATAGGAAATACTACTTGTACTATTCCTGGTGTTTTATTAAAAAAAATAGCAATAAATCAAGAACTTATCATTGGTCATGATAATGCAGTTAGGTCTGATGCTGTATTTTTCTTTAAAAAAATAAGTAATACATTTGGAATTTTTGGAACTAGAGGAGTCGCAGAAGATATACATCTGCATGGCTATAATACTTTAATTGTAGAGTACTAAGCTAAATAAGCAACAATCACTTGCAACTGATTAAGTGGATAGTTTTTCCCGTTTCCCAATGCTCCAACTCTTAATGTTTTTGCTTTAATATCTAAGTTACAGTATTCTCCCCAATTCCCTTGGTTTACATTGGTTACAGATATAACTTTATTTACATCTATATGAGAAGGTAATGGGGCATACCATTCTGTTATATTTAATCCAGCTATGTAATCTAATAAATTAGTCATTTGAATAACTTCTACTTTGATTAGATTTTCCAATCTCTCAAGAATTGAATGACTGTCCATAGCTATATAATTATTAATATTTGCTGAAATATCTGAATTATTA